ATTTCCCGCCGGTAGATGGCGGTGACAGTTACCGGGTGCCGCTCGCGAACATTGACGTCGCGGCGACCGAGGCGATCGAGTTGGATAAACGAGCGACGGTCGCTCAGAAGTTGGTGTGGTCGGGTTACGACCCGGCCGAGGTGCTCGCGGCGGTTGGTTTACCGCCGATCGCGCATACCGGCCTGCCGTCGACACAGTTGCAGCCAGTGATGAACGTCGACCCGGACCAGCCGGGGTCGGTGTACCCGTAGGGGGACGTAAAGATGGACACGATCGAAACTCGCGAGGTCGAGTTCGAACAGTTCGAGATGCGGGCCGACAGTGGGGCCGACTGGCCGAACCGGTTCGGCGGCTATGCGGCAGTGTTCGATGTGCCGTCCGAACCGTTGCCGTTCACGGAACGGATCGCAGCGGGAGCGTTCGGTCGCAGTTTGGCGCACAGTGGCCGTAAGAACGTGAAACTGTTCGTCAACCACAACACGGACCTTCCGCTCGCGTCGACACGAGCGAAGACACTCACACTCGAGGAAGATCAGAAAGGGTTGCGGGTCGACGCGGTCCTGCCCGACACGACCTACGCGCGTGACCTGTCGGTCTTGATGCAACGAGGTGACGTGTCGGCGATGTCGTTCGGGTTTTCTGTCCCGAAGGGTGGCGACAGTTGGAACGATGCGGGAACGCAACGGACACTGACCGAGGTCCGTTTACATGAAGTGTCGATCGTGACGGGATTCCCGGCATATCGGCAAACGTCGGCGGGGGTCCGGTCGTTGGATCTTCTCGCGGACCGGACCGGCCACGACGCGGACCTGCTCGCCGCGGCGATCGCACAGTTGGAGTCCGGCGAAACATTGACCGATGACGATGCTGCACTGTTGGCCGACACGATCGGCAAGTTGCGGGCAACGTCGGAGCCGGCCGAGCCGGCAGGGACACCTGCCAGGATCGGCCGGCTCGTGAAAGAACTCGACCTGCTTCTGAAGAAGTAGGCGGGCCAGCAGCTCGGAGCACGCGACGCACGCCGAACTTGATTCGGAACACTCGACGGCGCCACCACCTGCACCATCAACACATAATCCCGTGCTCTGAACAGGAAGGGCGACCGATGTCGCAAGAGTTTCTGAAACGGCAGATCGAGCTGCGGTTGCAGGTGTGGGAGCAGGCGAAGGCGCTCCTGGACCGTGCCGCGGCCGAGAACCGAGACCTGACCGGCGAGGAGAACGACCAGTACGGCCGGATGATGGCCGAGCTCGAGGAACGGCAAGAGACCGTGAATCGAGTGCAGGCCGACATGACGCGTGAGGCGGCAGCTGCGGAAGCGGTCCGTGGCCTCGAGGACGTCGTCCGGCCGGTCGAGGAACGGTCCGACGTCGAACAAACCGACCACGATCTGCTCCGTCAACTGATGCGCGGCGAGATCCGGTCGGCGGTGTTCAACCCGCCGGAGCGACGCGACGTGCTCTCCACGAACACGGGAGCGCCGATCCCGACGTCGTTCTACAACCAGCTCGTCGAGTTCATGGTCGTCACCGGTCCGATGTTGGACCCGGCCGTGTCGACGATCCTGAACACCCAGTCGGGTGAGACGTTGCAGATCCCGTCGCTGTCCGCGTACTCGAACGCGGCGAAGACGGCAGAAGCAGCGGCGATCAGCGAGTCGGACCCGGCGTTCAACGCGTTCGTCGAGTTGAAGGCATACAAGTACGCGACGCTGTTCCAGGTGTCGCGCGAGATGCTCGAAGACTCGGGGATCGACCTGACCGGCTTCATCGCCCGGAACTGCGGCATGGCGCTCGGCACGACCATCAACGCGAAGTTGACGGTCGGGACCGGCACTGCAGAACCGCACGGTGTGGTCGCAGCGGCCGGGTCGGGTGCGACCGGGACAGTGTCCGGCGGTGCGCCGTCGTTCGATGACCTGATCACGCTCGTCTACTCGGTGAACTCGGCGTACCGTCGGATGCCGGGCGTCGCGTTCCAGGCGAACAGCACCACGACCGCCGCGGTTCGGAAACTGAAGGACAACGACGGCCAGTACCTGTGGCAGCCGTCCACCCAGGTCGGGCAGCCGTCAACGGTGCTCGGGTTCCCGTGGATCGAGAACCCCGACATCGTCAGCTACGGGTCGGCAGCCAAGTCGGTGATCTTCGGTCACCTGCCGGCCTACTACGTCCGTCAGGTCCGCGGGATCGAGATCTCGAACTCGACCGAGTTCGCATACGACAAGGATCTCGTGACCTACCGGGCGCTGGTCCGTGTTGACGGCAACCTCGTCGACACGGCCGCGATCAAGTACTACAAGGGTTCGGCGTCGTAGCCGACCTTGCCGTAATCGTCGGGACGGTACGCGGCGCGTAGCACGGGCGTGCTCGTACCGTCCCGGCATCAACCGTGCGGAGGAACTGGTGAGTCGTGCTGATCGTCGTAAACAGTCGCGTGGTCGACCTCGAGGACAACGAAGCCGCGATGCTGCTCGAACGTGGGGAAGCGTCGCCGATGGAACGGGCGGTCGTGCCCCGACCGTCACATGGTTCTCTAACGCGCCGTGGGCTCCGACCGGATACGGACAGCAGACCGCTCAGGTAGTGCGTCGCCTTGCGGCGGGCGGCTGGCCGGTCGCGGTCGCCGCGAACTTCGGTTTGCACGGCACACAGACCGTGTGGGAAGACGTGCCGATATTCCCGGCCGGGTTCGACCAATATTCGCAGGATGTGATCGTCGCACACCATGAGGCGTGGACGTCACGCTGGTCGGCGCCGTCGGCGTTGATCACCCTGTTCGACACTTGGGTGTTCACGTCCGATCGGCTCGGTGCTGTTGACAGGATCGCGTCGTGGGTTCCGGTCGATCATCTGCCGTGTCCGCCGAAAGTGCGGGAATGGTGCGCCCGGCCGAACGTGTTACCGATCGCGATGGCCGAATATGGCCGGTCGATGTTGCACCGTGCGGACATCGACTGCGAATATGTGCCCCACGCGATCGAGGACGTGTTCCAGCCGACCGCATCATGGAACGGCCGGCCCGCCCGCGAAGTGATCGGCTGTCCCGACGACGCGTTCGTCGTGATGATGAACGCTGCGAACAAGGGTGTGTATCCGACGCGCAAAGCGTTCGGTGAAAACCTGCTCGCAATGTCGGAACTGATGCGAGCACACGACGACGTGTGGCTTTACATGCACACCGAGTCGCGAGGCGGGATCGGCGGAATCGACCTGTTGCGGCTTGTTGAAGCGGTCGGGATCGACGAACGGCGCGTCCGGTTCGTCGACCAGTACGGCTACCGGACCGGTATCGACCCGCAGCTCCTCGCCGCCCTGTACACGACCGCGGATGTGCTCCTCGCCTGTTCGATGGGTGAAGGGTTCGGGATCCCGACCGTGGAAGCTCAAGCGTGCGGCACTCGCGTCATCGTGTCGGACTTTTCGGCACAGCCGGAACTGGTCGGTGACGGCTGGACGGTTGAGGGCCAGCCGTCGTGGGATCCGATGCAGGACGCATGGTGGCATGTCCCGAACGTCAACGCGATCGTCGACAGGCTCGAGGTCGCCTACGGGCAGCCAGGCCATTCCGACAAGGCGGTCAAGTTCGCGGCCGGCTACCGAGCCGACCGTGTGTTCGCCGAATGTTGGGTGCCGGTCCTAGAACGGCTCGCCGACCAGTGATCCCGGTGCTCGGCGTTCCCGTGCTCGCACGGCACGAACTACTCGGCCGGATGGTCGAAACTGTTGACGTACCCGTCGACCTGTTCGTCGTGGTCGATAACGGGGGCCGTGACGGAGGACCAACTGTTCGAGGTGCCCGGAACTATTGGTTGCCGATCCCTTCGAACTTGGGTGTCGCGTCGTCGTGGAACCTGATCATCAAATCGACGCCGTACGCGCCGTGGTGGATGATCGCAAACTTCGATATTGAATGGCCGGCCGGGTCACTCGAACAGCTCGCGGCGATCTCTGGCCCCGACCGTCTGGTCCTGTCCGGCGGTATGCCGCCATGGTGTGTGTTCACGGTGGGGGAACAGGTCGTCGATCACGTCGGCCTGTTCGACGAACATTTCCACCCGGCCTACTTTGAGGACAACGACTACGAACGGCGTGTGCGTGCCGCCGGCCTCAAGGTCATCTACTCGGACGTGCCGGTCGTGCATCACAACAGTTCGACCATCGCCGCCGGATATGAACGACACAATGCGTCGACGTTTGTAGCGAACAGCGACTATTACGCTGCGAAGCAAGCGGCAGACGATATGGGCGAGGGCCGTTGGCAGTTGCGGCGCCGCCGGCAGCTCGGGTGGGATCGGCCGTGCTGACCGTCATTACGGCGACGTTGCCGGAACGGGCGCCGCTGCTCGGTCAACTTGCCGAAAGTCTCGCCTGCCAGTCGGTACATGTCGGCTGGCATGTCGGCTGGGATACGGACCGCCGGTCGCCGGTCCCGGTGTTGAACCGTCTCGCGGCGAGTGTCTCGACCGAATGGTTGTTCCGCTGTGATGACGACGACCTGTTCGACCCACACCATTTCGAGATTGTCGGCGAACATCTCGCCGACGATGTTGACATCGTGTGGACTTGGTGCCGGATCGTCGGCCGGTTCGCTCCCGGCGAGTTTCAGCAGCCGTTCGACGCGGACCGGCTCCGCGAACAGAACTACATTCCGTCTGCTGCAGCGATCCGGACCGGGTTATGGACGGAACTCGGCGGTGTCCGCGACGGCGGCTTGTCCGAACATGAAGACTGGGATTTCTGGCTGCGAGCATTAGATGCCGGCGCCCGGTTCCGGTGCGTGCCGACCGTAACGTGGACGTACCGGCTTGATGACGCGTGGGCGCACCGTTCGTGAGGCCGGTGACAGTCACGAACGACGGCCATCAATATTTGGCGGTCGCGGCTGGCCGGCGTGTGTGCCGGCCGTTCCATTACCGGTGGTTCGTTCCGAAAGTAGTTGGGTCGAAACCGGCCCGGTGGAAACAGATGACCGTCGCGGCGGTCGTGACGCTTGCCGCACTGTTCGTCTGGTATGCGGGCACCGTGTGGGCGGCAGTCGTCCCGTTCGCTCTTGCCGGCGTCATGTTCAACGTCCGATATCCGGTCCTCGTTGACCTGCCCGCGATGGTGTTCGCGCTTGCGGCGGCGAACTGTGCGCGAGAAGGGTGGATCGTTCCGGCCGCGCTCCTCGCGGTCGTTGCGGGAATGACGAAAGAGACCGCGCCGCTGTTCGCCGCATTGTGGGCATGGAATCCGATCGTGCTGGTCGGTCTGGCCGCACCGGCCGTTCGGCACCTGTTCAAAGCAGGCCCGATCGTTTCGGACGATCCGCGGGCCGTGTTCGCGTTGGCCCATCCGTTCCGTGCCGGTCGAGAAGCGCACAGCGGCCGGCTCGCTGACTGGCGTCTCTGGCTCGCACCGTGGGGGCCGTTATGTTTCGGGTTCGTTCCGGCGTCGCCGCAAACGATCGCAGTGTTAGCAGCCGCATACGGGCAGTGTGCGGTCGCTACCGACACCGTCCGGCTGTATGTGTGGGCGGCACCGGTCGTTGCCGCGAACCTGTTCGAACTGATCCCGGCCAGTTGGGCGTTCCTTGCTGCGACCGCCATCTGGTTCTGGCCCTGGAAGGGTGACGGGCAATGACAATAACTGACGGGTACTGCACGCTCGCAGACCTGAAACTGTCGCTCCGGATCGCTGACACCGAAGACGACCCGCTCCTCGAGCTCGCGATCGAAAGTGCGTCCCGAGCGATCGACTCGTACTGCAACCGGTCGTTCGTGCCGTCCGGGACAGCAGCGACCGAACGGCGGTTTGCGACGCAGAACGTCCACGTCTGTCAGGTTGACGACATCGGCGACACGACCGGCATGACCGTCACCACCGACGACGGATCCGGCGATTGGGCCACGTCGTGGACTGCGCTCGACTGGGATTCCGAACCGGTGAACAGCCGTATCGACGGGCAAGCATGGCCGATAATGAGGGTCCGGGCTGTCGGCGACTACCAGTTCCCGACCGCGTTTCAGGCGTTGGTGAAAGTGTCCGCACGGTGGGGGTGGCCGGCAACACCGACCGCAGTGAAACAAGCGGCGATTATCCAGTCGGCCAGGATCTTCAAACGTGCGGACAGTCCGCTCGGTGTCGCCGGGTTCGGCGATATTGGCGTGATGCGCGTAGGTCGTGGTCTCGACCCGGACGTCCAACAGTTGGTTGACGCCTATCGGCGGCTCGGTGTCGCATGATCAGCCTGGCAGAGTTGCGGGCGGCGCTCGCTGTCCGGTTACGGTCCGTGCCACGGATCCGGGTCTACGAAGAAATCCCGGACAATCCGACGGTGCCGTGCGTGATCGTCACGTTAGGAGATCCGGCGATCGACTACGACCTCGCGTTCAAGACCGGCGGCGGTCACACCTACAGGTTCGCGTTGGTTTGCATGTCCGGCCGTGCTGCCGAACGTGCCGCACAGCGTCGCATCGACGGCTGGCTTGCCGGCCCCGACGCGATCAAAACGGTCCTAGAGGAGGACCGGACGTTCGGAGGGCTCGTGTTCGATTGTCGAGTCACCGAAGCACGAAACATCGGACCCGTCGTGCTCGGGGACGTGACATACCTTTCGGCCGAACTGTCGGTCGAGATTCGCGCCTAACCAGAAAGGGGGAGCCGTGGCGAAGCTCTCAACCAACGACTACGCGATCACGGTGAACGGCACGTCGTTCTCCGACCATCTCGCGTCGATCGAACTGACCGTCGAAGCGAAAGACCTCGACACCACATCGTTCGGGTCTGCGTGGGAATCCCGCACGACCGGCACAAAGGCCGGGTCGTGCAAACTGTCGTTCCACGCTGACTACGCGGCGAGTTCCGTGAACGCGACGCTGTCCGGCCTGCTCGGCGGGTACGCGACGGTCGTTGCGAAGCCGACGTCGGCTGCCGTGTCGGCAACGAACCCGGCCTACACGGCCGTGTGTGTCGTCACGAACACGACGTTGATCGGCGGGCAGGTCGGCGACCTCGCGTCGTTCGATGTGACCTGGCCGACTCACGGAACCGTCACCGGCTTCTGATGCGGATCGCGCTGAACACGTCGTACACGGACGGTCGGCCGGCGACGCTCGCAGTAGCGTCGGCGGCTGACCTTGTCGCGTTCGAACGAGAGTTCGACCGGTCGGTCGCGAAGTTCGAGACCGAACTGCGGTTCACGGACCTGTGCTGGCTGGCGTGGCATGCGCTCCACCGGACCGGCAAGACCACCGAACCGTTCGACGTGTGGCTCGACACGATTGACCAGGTCGCACCCGAAGAAGGCGAATCGGCGATCGTCCCTTTGGAGAGCACTCGGCGCACTGGCTGATTGCCGCGATCGCCTGCGAAACCGGAATCGCACCCGACCAGCTGCTCGAACAGTCCGACCGGATGTTGTTCACCATGCAGGCATATCTGCGGTGGCGTGCGATCGAATCGAGACGGTGACACGATGCCGACAGGGACACGATCAACAAGGTCGCGGAAAGGTGGTGCCGGCGCCGAGTTCGTCGGTATCGAAACGCAAGGGCTCACGAAGTTCTTGAACGCGACCGCACGGCAGCTCGGCCCGTCATTCAACCGCGAGTTGCGGAAAGCGTCGCAGCAGGTCGCTGCGAAAGTGGTTGAGGCGACGCAGGCGTCAGCGGGATCTCACCCATCGCCGCAGTTATACGCGACGATCGTGAAACGGTCGCTCCGAGCTCGCCGGGACCGGCTCCCCACGATCAGAGTCAGCAGCAGTTCGATGCTGAACCTGTCGCACGAACCGGCAAAGTTCGGGCCGCGTGGCAGCCGGAAAAAAGGCCGGAAACATCGGGTAGCTGCAACCGACGTCTGGTACGGCGCAGAGTTCGGTGGTGGTGCCCGCAAGACCACCCGGCAGTTCCCACCCCATCTTGGCCGCACCGGGTATGTGTTCTACCCGACCGTCCGACGGATGGGCCCCCAGATCAACGCCGAATATCTCGACGCTGTTGAGAAGGTGCTGGTCACGATCAGTGGCGGACCCTGACCCGGTCAGATGGTACAATCGGTCCGTGCTCGCCGTGCAGTTCCCGAGCTTGTTTGACACTCGGCCGGTCCCGATTGGTGGTGACTGGCCGACGATGGTCGCAGTGCTTTCACAGCATGCTGTCCGAGCCGACAAGCGCCGCGGGCCGCTCTGGTCGCCGACCATCTACCGGTCCGGTAGCCGGCGTGCCAACCGTCACGTCGACGCAGTCACCGCGTTCGTGATCGACCTCGACGGCGACCCGCTCGAGACGATCACCGGGACGCTCGCCCCGTACCGGTGGCATGCGTACACAACCCATTCGCACCGTGACATGTCCCCTCGTTGGCATGTTGTGGTCCCGTTCGACGAGCCGGTCGCAGCGTGGCGGTGGCACAACGTGTGGCACGCCGCCCACCAGTGGGTCGGGCGTGGCGACGCAACAACATCAGACCCTGCCCGGATCTACTACCTGCCGCAACATGCGGACGGTATGCCCCACGCGACGCACACCAACAACGGCCGGTTCCTTACCGTTGCTGATCTTCCGGCGTGGACCGAACCGGCCGCTGTCCGTCAGGTTGTCCGCTCCGACGGCAAGTTCGCACCGTCCACAGTTGACCTGGTCGACTATCGCACTGCCCGTGCTAATGACATTCCGGCCGCGGCTGCCGAGCTGCTCGCCGAGTTCCGCACACTAAGGGCTGCCGGCCGGCTGTAAAGCGCCGCGGTCCACGAAGGGCCGCGCATGGCAGGCGAACGAACATTCGTCATCCGTATCCTCGCGGATGGGAAACCCGCCGAGTCCGAGTTCCGTAAGGTCGGGAACGAGGCACAGTCGCTCGGGTCGCGGATCGGA